TGAATATCTACACAGGGCTGTCCTCGGCGCTGCGGCACAAGACCATTGCATGGGACCGTTACCGAGATCTGCACGACCTATACAGGTGCAACGGCAGTGTGTTTGATCCTTATGGAAACATCGTGCTGCAGGGGCACGTGATGTTGATGTACGACCGGGGCACGTACCTTGGGCATTTCACGACGTTCGAGCTTCAAGAGACCGAGGAGCAGCCCTTTGCGTTTCAGATCTCTTGGGCGTTCAAGGTAGAGGAGGAAGTCTTGAAGGTGCCTGGGTTGGGGATTAACTCGGCCGCGCGCGGTATCAGCGGACATCCGATTGATATCCACCGAGTTGTCGGGCAGGGGGGCGCGGGTGCCGTTTAGCAAGGACCAGCCAATCAGTCAGCAGATTGAGCAGACGGCGAACTTCTACCAGCCGTCTGTGTATCAGCTGTTGTCCTTTTACCACGCTCTGGAGACCGAGTCCGAGCCTTTCGACGGGCAGTTCCTGCCGCTCACCACGGTCCGGGCGCGCTCGCCCGAGGACGTGAAGGTCTTTGCCGTGGGGTTGATCCCGCCGCCAGCGTCTGCGGGCACCCATCGATTGCTGGACCGCTCGGCGTCGCTCAAGGCGCTGGAAGGACCGTATGAGAAGCTCATCGCGGAGAATCCCGATGTTGGCTCGTCGTCGCGCGGTGACTTGCCAGGAGAGACGGGCGGCGTTCCGACCAGTACGCCAGTGCCAGTCGGGCCGACACAGACGGATGACCAAGACTTCTATATGCAATTCGTCGCGATGTGCAACCGCCTCGGGTGCCAGCCAGAGGAGATGGCTCGGCTCATCCAGTCGGAGAGTTCGTGGAGAGCGAGCGCCGTGGCGAGGAACAAGGAAGGCCAGCCGATCGCTAAGGGGCTCATCCAGTTTACTCGGAGCACCGCGTACTACTATGGGATGACTCAAGAACAGTACGACGCGTTTGAAAGCACCTCCCGTACCGACCAGTTGCAATGGGTCGAGAAGTACTACAAGGGCAGAGCGAAGGGGCGCACCGCCGGTCAGCTCAAGGCGACGGTTATTGGGGGATTTAACAACCCTGAGCCGCCTTCTGGCTCGATCTACCACTCGGAAGCGACTCCGCCTGCTTTCAAGTCGCCTGAGTTCCAGCGCAGAGCCTATATGTTGAACTCCGCGCTGGACCGCCCGATCCCGCCGAGTACGACGAAAAAGGGCTACATCACGGTCGATGACCTGACTAGGCAGGTTGCCCGTCACGCGCCGAACGCAGAGGTGCTAGCAGGCATTCAGAAGGCCAAGGAGCGACTTGGCATGGGTGCAAACTCACCGCTCCGACCCGAGGAGGAGGCCACTCCGGATAACTGGGTCGAGACGGGGAGGGACAATGCGAACAAAGCTTCGCAGACATCCGCGCAGGTGGCGAATAAGGACTTGAACCAGACCAATCTGGGCAAGGCGTTCATGGCAGCTCAGGAAGCCACCATCCGCTTGATGGAGGCTGCTATGGACCAGATGGCCAGGACGCCCCCGCTGCGTCTCTTGGTCAATCCGCAGTCGTTCCGTGTTTCGGCGGAGAAGCTCATCTCTAACGGCAACTGGGGCCGCAACGGGCCGATCATCGAGCATTGGGGTGAGAACCAGGACAAGATCGAGGGCTCTGGCAAGATCGCGGCGTTCTACTCCATGGACGCCCTCAATGCGAATGGCCCCGGCTTGACCAGGACTGCTCGGCAGTTTTCAGTCAGCTACCAGAACCTCCTGTCGCTCTTTCTGCTGTACCGGAACAACGGCGGAGTGTGGTTCCCGGACCCTCTTCTACCCGCGAATGCGCGGGTCAAGAATCTGTCGGTCGTTGGGTCAGTGTATCTGTACTACGATGAGATCTTGTACATTGGGTCCTTTGATAGTTTGAACCTAACTGAGAGCGAAGGCGCTCCCTTTACGCTTGAGTATTCGTTCTCGTTTACGGTCAAAGGTTGGTATCTGTTGGATCACTTGGACGACCCTCAGTACACGTATGGTCGGAAGGTGACGCCGTCGCTGCCGACCGGGACTGGAGGCTCTCCGCTGACGGGCGGAAATAACCCTCAGCCGAGCCCGACGGTGAGGTTGCCGGGCGCCACCGTTGTATCCGAGAACGACCCACTTCGTGGCATCCTTACGGACGAGACAGGCGGAGACGACCCCCTAGCCGGGCTGGACGAATGATATGGCGCGCGGACCTTTCCAAGGCACATTCCAGCCGAACGCCCGAGCCACAGTAGCGACGGCTCCTGATGCGATCGTCTACTTCAATGGTGAGGCGGAGGCCATCGGCTGTCCGCAGTGCTCGCGGACGTTCGATTTTAACAAGTACATCACGTCGATTCAAATCGATCTGGGCGTCGAGAGTGCTCCGGGCAGTGCCAGTGTTTCGCTAGCAATGCCACGGCACTCGATCGACGATTTCTATTTCGATGGCAACCCGGTCATCACCCCGATGATGGAAGTGGAGATCTATGCCAAGGGCTACTACCTGGTCGAGGGGTTGCCGCAGTACTACCCGATCTTCTGGGGTCTAGTAACGGAGGTCACCGACAACTATTCGAGCGGCGAGCACACGGTCAGTATCAACTGCGCCGACATTCTTAAGTGGTGGGACATTTGCCAGATTAACATCTGCCCTGCCGAGAGTGCTCCCGTGGGGCAACTTGGTGGCGCGATCACGGGGAACGTTTTCTCGCAAACGAACCCGTACGACATCATCTTCACGCTGGCCTTGCAGTCTTTTGGCGATGTCATCACGGGCACCGGGTCGATGAACGAAGCGATTCGCGAGGCAACGCAGCGGCCGACCTTTGATGCTGCCCTCTCGGACATGATGCTGTACTGGCAAAAGCGCTTCGTGAAGATGCGCAGCAACCTGGTTCTGTACGGGACGAGCGGTGCGGCTGTTCGTGGTGACACCATCATGCAGGAGTACTCTCAAGAGCAGAGGGTGAGCACGGTTACGCATGCGGCGTCTACCTCTGTCATGAATGCTAATGGCGGGCCGGACGGCGGTCAGATGGTGTACGACGCCACGAGCGACCAGGTAGCGGCGTACAAGCTTGTCTACGCGAACATCGGGGTCAATCTCTGGCAGTCTGAGTACCAGACCAAGCTGGAACTAGCTCGGGCCGCAGCGGAGGCGCTCGGCTACGAGTTTTACATGGATGTGACCGGCGACATCGTCTTCAAGCCGCCGTTCTACAACCTAGACGTTTTAGGCAACAAGCCGACGTCGTGGATTCAGGATATCGACATTATTGACTGGGACTTTTCGGAGTCGGAGTCTGAGGTCGTCACTCAGATTGTGATGCAGGGGTCGGCCGCGGGGACGGAAGACGTCAACCACCCTCATGAAGCCAGCCCCTTTACTTCGGTGGTCGACTATCACTTGCTTAGGAAGTATGGGTGGCGAAGTCAGCCGTACAATTCCGAGTTTCTGTCCGACCCGATCCAGATTTTCTATCACGGCTTGGACGTCCTGGACCGGCTCAACTCACGGAGGCACCGGGGTACTGTCACGATCCCGATGCGGCCTGAGCTTCGCTTGGGCTTTCCTGTGTACATCGCCCCGAAGGACCAGATTTGGTACGTTTCCGGCATCAGTCACAGCCTTCAGTTTGGCGGGCGAGCCACCACAACGCTGCAGCTTACTGCCAGGAGGGCCAAGTTCATCGCGCCTCGAGGTATCGGGGATTTGAAGCTCACTGGCTTCGTGGGAGGTGTGGGGCCAAACAAAGAGCGTGCGCCGAAGCCCTATCGATACAGCTCGCGGCAGTTGTCCAAGACGGGCGTGTTCGAGCTTCGTGTGGGAAACGCGCTGGAGATGCCCGCGGACCAATCCGTGTACGAAGGCAAGTCCGGGGCGGAGAACCCAGCAGAGCCACTGATTCTGCGGCACCCTAAAACTGGTCGAATCGTCGGATATCCGAATGTCGTACTGGCCTACACTCGGCCATTTTCTACGACGGACATCGAGACTTACGCGGGACAGGACTCGGCGAAATTGAGTAACCCGGATATCTCAAAGCCGCTTCAAGAACAGTTTCAGAAGCGGCGCGAGGCTTACAGCTTCCAGCTGCAAGACCGGTTCACCGTGAACCGCAATGCGGTCCTCAAAGGCAAGTATTTGAGCAACACGTATCAGTACGGGCTCAACTCGGCCGGCGTGTTTGTGTACGCGCACGACTCTTCGAATGATGGGCGCGGGGTGATCAGTGAGATCCTGCTCTTGGAGAAAGCCAATCTTAAGGTCGTGGATTCTGTCAAGATTGCAGATTCACTCGCAGATAAGTCACTTGCCAACCCGACGGCCCTCATCCGTCCGGTCAGCGATGAGCGCGGTTTCGAGGTGATTGGCCACTATCAGTACGGCCGCAGGGTCTCGCTGAAGGATGGGCGACTTGCGATAAAGGGTGTGGATTCCCCAGTCAGCGTCGGTCTCCAGCTCGCTTTATCGAGCGACCTGAGCGGGATGCTGACCGCTCAGTCTCAGGGGCTCACGACGATCTCGACGGGGTACATGGATCCCGCTGTGACTTTGGCAACGATGGCTGCAGATGAGCTGGAGAACAACGGGATTGCCACTAACGTCAACCCGAACGTTAAGGCCGAAGAGTTCCAGGATGTTGGCGACGGCAACGTGGTGAAGACCGCTACTTTGGGCTCTCAGGCGCAGCGAGGCACTCAGCCATCAGTGGAAGTGACGCAGTTGTCGAGAGCTTTGACGCTGGCAGAGATGTCTGTGCAAGACGCGCAAACCAGGCAGGACGAGGATTGCGTCTGTCTGACGGGTCGGGCGGATTTGGCCTTCATGTCGTCTGACTACCAAGTGAAGGTGTTGACGGGCAACTCCGCCCAAGACACCTCCACTCTTGGGATCCAATCGTCCGCTGATTTGAAGCTCCACGGTGGTGGGATCGACACCGGGGCCACGCAGTTGGCCGTCAGAGACGTCAATCGGCTCGAAGCAGAGAGAGCTGTGGTCGCGGCGGGCGTGGC